ATTCTGGTGCTCAAGCTTATCTTCGTCCATTTTGGTCTGATTTTAAGGTTAATGCCCAGAGATCTTTTCGTCAGTTAGTTAATCAAACTGATAATAAAGATAATATGGTTGCTAATCATCCTGATCAATTTACATTGTTTGAGTTAGGTGAGTTTGATGTGCGTACTGGTGTTTTTTCTTCTCATGCACTTCCTCTCACGCTTGGTAATGGTCTTGAGTATAAGGATGTTAGTGTTTAGTTTTTATGGAAACCCCCCGAATAGGGGGGTTCTGCTTTTCTTAATTATGGAGATTATTTATGACTATGCACAATCCTTCTGTTATGACACATGATTTTTCTAAGGCTCCGCTTGTTAAGCATCCTAGATCTAGTTTTGATCGTTCGTATGGTGTTAAGACTACGTTTAATGCTGGTTATTTAATTCCTATTCATGTTGATGAAGTGTTACCTGGTGATACGCATAACTTGCGTTCTACTATTTTGCTTCGTTTTGCTACTTTGTTATTTCCATTGATGGATAATATACATGTTGATCTTCAGTATTTTTTTATTCCTTCTCGTATTTTGCAAACGAACTTTCAGAAATTAATGGGAGCTCAGGATAATCCTGGTGATTCAATTTCTTACATATTACCTACTGTTACTTCTACTAATACGACAGATTTTAATGAGGGTACTATTTATGATTACATGGGTATTGCTACAAAAATTTCTGGTGTTGCAGTTAATTCTATGCCTCTCCGTGCTTATAACAAATGTTATAATACCTGGTATCGGGATCAGTTATTACAAAATTCTGTCGTTGATAATGTCGATGATGGTCCTGATGCTGTTGCTGACTATGCTCTGCTTCGCAGAGGTAAGAGACATGACTATTTTACTTCTTGCTTAAATGCTCCTCAGAAAGGAACTGCTGTTTCTTTACCTTTAGGTACTTCTGCACCTATTTTGACTAATGGTCAGAATATACTTATTTCAAGTTCGACTTCTGGCTACACTGATCGTAATTGGGTTGGTAGTGCTGGTACTAATGCAATGATAGTATCAGGTGCTGCTATTGGTGCGCCTGGTGAGATTGCCTTTGGTAGTGAAAGTGGCTTATATGCAGATTTATCTACTGCTACTGCTTCTACTATCAATGCGCTTCGTCTTGCTATTGCTACTCAACAATTACAGGAAACTGATATTCGTTGTGGTACTCGATATCAAGAGATTTTATGGGGTCATTTCCAAGTTGATGGAGGTGATGCTCGTTTGCAACGACCTGAGTTGTTATCCGTATATTCTCAGTTAATGAGTATTAATACGGTTCCTCAAACTTCAGGTACGGGCCAAACAGGTCAGACTACTCCTATTGCTTCTCTTGCTGCGTTTTCTACTGGTGTAGTTAATAGTGCTGGTTTTGTTAAGTCGTTTGTTGAGCATGGTTATATTCTTGGCCTTCTTTCTGCTCGTGCTGATTTGACTTATCAGAATGGTACTGATCGTATGTGGTATGTATCTAGTCGTCTTGATTTCTATTGGCCGGAGTTCGCAAATTTAGGCGAACAGGCTGTACTTCAAAGAGAGATTTTAACTTCTGGTACTGGTGCCGATACTGGTGTATTTGGTTATCAAGAAGCATGGGCTCATTATCGATACAAGAATTCTAAGATTACTGGTTTGTTTAGAACAAACGCTACTGGTTCTCTAGATTCTTGGCATTTGTCACAAGATTTATCTGCTGGTGTTGCATTAAATGCAACTTTTATTGTAGATAATCCTCCTACAACTCGTGTTAAGGCTACTTCGGGTGATCCAGATTTTATATGTGATGTATATCACAAATTAATTTCTTCTCGTCCTATGCCTCTTTATTCTGTTCCTGGATTACATCGTCTATAAGGAGTTTTTATGGGATGGTTCGATTTTGGTGGTTCTGCACTTTCAGCATTTGGTTCGTACTTTGGACAACAAAGTGCGAATACTGCTAATCGTGCTATTAACCGTGAGAACAATGTGTTTAGTGCTCAGCAGGCTCAGCTTAATCGTAGTTTTCAAGAACGTATGTCAAATACGTCTTGGCAACGTGGTGTTGCTGATATGAAGGCTGCTGGTGTTAATCCTATGCTTGCTTTTTCACAAGGTGGTGCTTCACAACCGAGTGGTAATTCTGCTCAAGGTATTGCTCAAGCAAATCAGCAGAATGAAATTTCTGGTGCTGTTAATTCTGCTTGGGATGCTGCTGCTACTATTGCACAGTTGAAAACTGCTGCTGTTCAGAATAGGAATACTGAAGCACAGACTAAGAAGACACAGGCTGATACTCAGGCTGTTAAGGCTGTTCAACCTATTCGAGATCTAGAAGGATCGATTGGCGGTTTAGGCAAGACAATTTTGCGTCTTGGTGCTCGTGGTTTATCCCGTTCTACTAATTCTGCTTTTAAGTTTGCTACGAAAGCAGCTAGACATGATAAGTTTGGTCGTTGGAATAAACGAACTGGTGTTTTTAATAAATAAGGAGTTTTTATGGCTAAGTTAAAACGTATAATTGGTGAAATTTGGTACGACAATGAAGGTAATGAATGTTGTTATCGTGATAACGGTTCTTTGTGTGTTCGTACGATTAATAATGAACCATCGTTGGCTGTACAGTCTGAACGTGATAAATGTGACTTGAATATAATTAAAGCAATTTATGATAAGACTGGTATTATGAACAATGTTCGTACAGATTCTCCTCGGTATGGAGATTTTACTTCTTCTCGTGACTATCATGATCTTCTTTTTCGTGCGCAGCAGGCTCAAGATGATTTCATGCTACTTGACGCTCAAATTCGCGCTAGGTTCGACAATGATCCTGGAAAGCTTCTAGACTATGTGTCTGATCCTAAAAATCGCTCTGAAGCGATTAAATTGGGTTTGTTAAATCCTGAACCTGTTGTTTCTGAGGCTAACCAAGTGCCTAAAACAGAAGCAACTACCCCCCCTAAAGAGGGGGGTTAAATAATGTCCCACCAGTTCCCTCTTGACGTAACTGGTGGGACTGACACCTAAGTGATATTATTTGAACATAGGTGTTAGTTTTTTTGGTTTTCACTTTTTTTAAAAAGGGGATATTTTATGCGCAGAATGAGAGTTAATGCTAAGCGATCAAGGAAGATGTTTCATAAGACTGCTAAGCGGGTCCATCCGCGGAATCGTCCATCTGCCATGCGTGGTGGTTGGCGTTTATAATTCTCGCAGTGCGCATTATGTTTACAAGTCATAATGCGCTTTCTTTTCTCAAGTATTGATTGAGGAGTTGTTATTTTATGTCTTGCTTTCATCCAATGCAAGCTTTAAGACTTTCTTCGCTTACAGCGAAGGGTAAGTCAGTAATTCGCTTTGTTAAGCCTAAGGTAGCTTTACGTCTTAAGGGTAATCCTAATCTACTTGAGGGTTTGCCTTGTGGGCAATGTGTTGGTTGTCGTTTAGAGCGTTCTCGCCAATGGGCGGTACGCATGATGAATGAAGCTGATCTTCATTCTGATAATTTTTTTATCACATTGACATTTGATGATGAGCATTTGCTCAAACGTGATAATCCTTTGTCACTTGACAAGAAGGAATTTCAAGATTTTATGAAACGCCTTCGTCGTCGTATCTCTGATCCTAATGATAAGTTTTTTATACCTTCTTTTTCTGAGTTATTACCTAAGGATGAACGCAATTATGTTAGATTTTTTATGTGTGGTGAATATGGCGAGTTGTTTAAGCGTCCCCATTATCATGCAGTGTTATTTGGTATAGATTTTCCTGATAAACAACTGCATAAGATTAAAGATGGGATGCGTTACTATACCTCTGATTTTATTCGTGAATTATGGCCGTATGGCTTTAATGTAATTACGGATGTTACGTTTGATACGTGTGCGTATGTGGCTCGCTATATTATGAAAAAGCATCTTGGACAAGATGCTTGGAAGAATTATTTTGACTATATCGATGAAGAAACCGGTGAATTGATTGGACACCGGATTCCGGAATATACTACAATGTCTAGGCGTTCAGGTATTGGTAAGCTTTGGCTCGATAAATATTTACAAGATGTCTATCCGAGAGATAAGATTTTTATGCGTAATAGGGGATTTATGAAGCCCCCTAAGTATTATGATACGCAGTATGAAATTATTAATCCTTTAGATTATTCTCGTATTAAGCGCGATCGTATCGATCAAGCTATTATTCGGTCAGACAATTCAACTCCTGAACGTTTACATGCTGCTGAAGTGATTAAACTTCAACAGATTAATGTTCTTAAACGAAACTTGGAGTAATTTATGATTGTTAAATCTAGTTCTAGTTGGAGAAATCTTTTACGTAAACTTAGTATTCGTGTACCTGTTAATGATCGTTTTTTTGAATCTTTATAATTTGGAGTAATTTTAATATGTCTAAAATTAGAGTCCTTGATAGTCAATTTTTTGAATTTAAAGGTGATAAGTTTCGTATAGAAAGGTGCCTTGAAGGTTCAAAACGTTTTGTCCGTACTTATATCTATAAGGGTGATTTTCAGTTTCAGATGCATTTTTATGATTTTATCGATTTATATTTTTTTGGTTTTAATTCAAACTTGGAGAGTTAATTATGTCTAATATACGTATGTATTCTATTTTTGATTCTGGTGCTCAAGCTTATCTTCGTCCATTTTGGTCTGATTTTAAGGTTAATGC